ACAAGTTAAAAAGGATTTAGGATATTGAAATGACAAACAATAAACAACAGACGGCAGTGGAGTGGTTCTTAATTGAATGCGGAAAATATGGTGATACTGCACAAATTCCAGATGAAGTAATTGACCAAGCCAAAGAAATGGAGAAGGAAAGAATTGAAACTGCATACAACAAAGGAACAGTTCATGGAATTGATTATCCTGAAAGTACATTACCAATAACTGGTGAACAATACTACAACGAAACCTACGGAGGAGGTGAGCAATGACACCAAAAGAAAATGCAATTTATTTAATACATCTATTTAATCGTGGGGGATATGGTAAAATAAACGCAAGGATTTGTGTTGAAGAAATTTTAAGTATAAACTCCGTTGACAAGGATGAGGATTTATCAAACTATTGGGAAGAAGTAAAACAAGAAATTGAAACCTACGGAGGAGGTGAGCAATGACAAACGGAAGCGTTCAATGGTTTTTTGACAAATTGATTGAAAATGGAATTATAATTGTTAATCGAACAACATACCAGGCCAAATACAGACATGAAATACTTTTGGAACAAGCCAAAGAAATGGAAGTAATGGGAAAGGAAATGAGTTATGACGATGGTTATGCGGAGGGTTATAAACGGGCATTGGATTACATGACCATGTCAATTAAAAACGCAATTGAAACAAAATAATGTTAAACGAAGAAATTACACCCATAGACCAGTTGATTGAATGGTTGCAGATAAACCACAATCTTGAAATACCAACGGATTTATTCCACGAATTGAAACGCGATGAAAAAATACACGCCCAATGGTGGTATAACAAAGGATTCACCAAAGCCAAATCAATCTATTTAGACGCGGAATGAAACATTTGGAAAGCCGTATGCAAGTGCAATGTGTAAAGTGGTTTCGACTACAATACCGCCAAATGGGGGATTTATTAATCCATGTTCCCAATGGTGGATCACGCGATTTGTTTACGGCCCAAAGGTTAAAAGCGGAAGGGGTTATCCCAGGTGTTTCGGATTTGGTGTTGTTTATGCCCAACCTAACCCACCACGGGTTATTCATTGAGTTAAAAATCAAACCGAATAAACAATCCGAACATCAAAAGAAGTGGCAATTGATGGTTGAAGCCATGAATTATAAATATGTGTTGGTATATTCGTTTGATGATTTTATTGTGCAAATAGAAAGTTACTTTGATAACGCTTAACGATATCGCCAAACGTCACATTGAATGGATTAAAATAGCCAAATACTTAGGTGCGAATCGTGATGAGGTCGATGATATGGTGCAAACGATGTATTTGAAGTTGGGTGAAATACAAATCAAGGAAGGTTCACTAAACAGATTTGCCAATTACAACGGAACAATCAATACCATCTATTTATTCAAAATGCTACACAATGCGTTTATAGACATCAAAAGGGCGGAAAACAAGACAATACCACACCAAGACCAATTCAACCCCGTAGAAAGCCCCGAAATGGCTGAAATGGCACACATGGACTTGATGGGTGAAGTAAAGAAAGCAATTGACGACCTACGAGATTATGACCAAATGTTATTGGAACTACATTTTGTGTACGGACATTCGATGCGTGACATTGAAAAAAAGACGGGCATTCCAACCCATAGTGTTTTTAACTCAATCAAAAACGCCAAACAATTTATCAAACAAAGAACAACGGTAAAATATAAAATTTATGCAGAAGAAAAACGAAACACGGAAGAAGTACACCGAATCACGACCATCCATCGGGGTGGGGGATACGATAGCGAAGGTGACCAAAGTCACGGGGATTGAAGCCCTTGTGAAATTTATTGGAGGGGAAGATTGTGGATGCACCGAACGAAAGGAAAAATTAAACAAGATATTTCCTTATCGCAAACCATTGTGTATGACAGAACATGAATACGAATGGTGGACATATTTTAAGAGTGTAAATAGCACAACATTAGCCCCAATGGAAGCCGACAAAATCGCGGTGATGTGGTCACGCATATTCCAAAGTAAAAGAATCCAAAAGCCATGTTCGTGCAACCCCAAGGCATGGCAAAACATGATAAACGAGTTAACCCAGGTGTATGAAACTTACGAGAAACCTTTGTGACTGTTGTGACCATCATGCAGAATCAACAAAAGAACTTATCAACGAGTTGGGGCCAAACATTGAACCCAACCAAATTTATATGTGTATAAAATGCAGACAGAAATTTCAAGACCGAGCAAAATGGGGGCCGTGGTTACTCGCCGCCAAAAACTTGCAAAGCAATACGCCATAATGATTTTACGCGAGGATATGGGAATGACATGGGAAAAGGTAGGCAAGGCCATGGAAATGAACCCACGCGTTTGTAATGAACTATATTTGAAAGCCATCAAAGATGAAACCTTGGACAAAGATTTATTTAGACCACTTTGGTTATGACAAAAGCGATTGGATTCAATGTGAAGTTCCCGAATGCGGAAAGCAAGGGATTGATATCCATCATTTATTGCCTAGGTCACGCGGAGGAAAGGACAACATAGAAAATTTGATTTGTTTATGCCGTGACCATCACCACGAAGTACACTTTGGAACAAAATTGAAAAACGAATATCTTATCACAGTACACCACATAAAACTAAACAAATGAATATCGAATGGGTAAATATAAAGGACATTGTTCCTAACGAAAACAATCCTCGCATCTTGAAGGATGATAAATTTAAGAAGTTGGTGCAATCAATCAAGGACTTTCCCGAAATGTTGGAGATACGCCCAATTGTGGTCAACAACGAAATGATGATATTGGGTGGCAACATGAGATTAAAAGCCATCCAGGAAATTGGATTAAAAGAAGTGCCAATTATCAAGGCGGAAAACCTAACCGAGCAACAACAACGGGAATTTTTAATAAAGGACAATGTTGGATTTGGTGAGTGGGATTGGGATGCGTTGGCAAACGATTGGGACCCCGCAGAATTAAACGAATGGGGTTTGGATGTACCCAATATGGATTTGACTGAATTGGAAGCGGAGGATGATAATTTTGAGGAACCAGAAAACATTGAAACGGATATTGTGTTGGGTGATTTATTTGAGATAGGTGAACACCGATTGTTGTGTGGGGATTCCACAGATAGTGATGCGGTTGCACAATTGATGAATGGACAAAAAGCAGACATGGTTTTTACCTCACCTCCTTATAACGGAGATACTCATTTAGATAGTAAAAAAGGTGGAGGCCGATTGTATAGTGATAAAGATATGGACAACAAAACAAGTAAAGATTATATTGTATTTCTGCAATCAACTTTGGATAATATTATTTTATATACAAATGGATTTATTTTTTGGAACATTAATTATAACGCAAAATCAAGGAATGAATATTTAAAACATTTATTTCCATATTTAGATTTGTTATGGGAAACGATAATATGGGAAAAAACGGGGATGCCAATAGCCGACGGGTTGACGAGAAATTGTGAATTTATATTTGTTTTAAAAAATGGAGAAGAAAAGCATATAGGAAAGCATTTTGAAACAAATCATAATTTATGGAAAGTTAGTAATTTGAATAGTCAAGATAAAGCAAATAACCATAGGGCATGCTTCCCCGTTGAACTGCCTAATAAAGCAATAAATTTAGTTGCTAATGCCAATATTGTATTAGAGCCATTCACGGGAAGTGGCACTACGATGGTTGCATCACACCAACTTAAACGCAAATGTTATGGAATGGAACTTGACCCAAAGTATTGCCAAGTTATTATTGACAGAATGAAAAAGTTAGATCCCACAATTAAAATTAAAAGAAACGGAGTTGAATTATGAAAGCATGGCGAGAAACCAACCGAACAACACCCATTGATAACGAATGGGTATTAATTGACACCAAACAAATAGGGTACATAATGGAAGGACAATGGTATTTGGCCCACGATGATAGCCCAATTGCCACACCATTTATGTGGATGCCCATTCCAATTTTACCTTTTGATTGATTTGATAAAGATTTGAAATTATGCCAAACCCAGAAAACATAATTCCACCAAAGCCAGGTGAGGTAAGGAATCCCAACGGGAAACCCAAAGGAACTAAGAACCGAAGCACCATTGCACGGAAGTGGTTGGAGGTAATGCAAGACACAAAGAACCCCATCACGGGTGAATTGGAGAAACTAAGCCAGGAAGATTTAATCACCCTTGCAATGATACACAAGGCAAGGAAAGGTGATGTGGGTGCGTACAAACAATTGATGGATTCGGGATTTGGTATGCCCACCCAACAAATTGATGTTACCACCGAAAAACCAATTTTTAACGGAATACAATTAGATGTTACAGAAAACAACGGCACAGATTAAGATATCAAAATTGAGGAAGCGTGTACGCATCGTAAGGGGTGGTACATCTTCCTCGGTTTAACCCCCATTGCTTCGGTGGTGGGGGTGAGATTCAAAAACATTCAGTATCATTCCGATGCTTATCACATACGCGGTGCAAAACGCAAAGTGTGAAATTAGTGTGGTATCGGAAACTATCCCCCATTTGCGAAGGGGTGCAATCCGTGACTTCCTTAAAATTATGGACATGGTGGGAATGTTTGATCCGTTGAAATGGAATAAATCATCATTGACCTACACATTCAGCAATGATAGTTACATTGAATTTTTTAGTGCAGACCAACCACAAAAATTAAGGGGTGCAAGGCGTGATGTTTTATTTGTAAACGAGTGCAACAACATTGATTGGGAATCATACTACCAAATGGCGATTCGTACCCGCAAATTCATTTATTTGGATTACAACCCAGTGCGTGAATTTTGGGTTGATTCAGAATTGATTGGTGACCCCGATGCGGAAATGATTGTATTGACTTACAAGGACAATGAAGCACTTGACCCCGCCATTGTAAACGAGATTGAGAAAGCCCGTGTAAAGGGTGAAACAAGTAATTATTGGCGGAACTGGTTTTTAGTATATGGGTTAGGACAAATCGGAAATTTGCAAGGGGTTATATTCAGCAATTGGCAAACCATTGACACCATACCCGAGGATGCAAGGTTGCTTGGCATTGGTGTGGATTTTGGCTATACAAACGACCCCACGGCCATCGTTGCCGTTTATGAATACAATGGTCAAAGAATAATAGATGAGGTCGCATATCGCACGGGAATGCTTAATTCGGACATTGCAAAGGCATTACCCAACTTTGTACCAGTTTATGCGGATAGTGCCGAACCAAAATCAATTGATGAAATTAAAAGATACGGCATAAGAATCAAGGGAGTGACCAAGGGCAAGGATTCCATCAATTACGGAATACAGATAATGCAATCACAATCGTATTTGGTTACATCCACATCCACCAATTTAATCAAGGAGTTGCGTAATTATTGTTGGGATAGCGATTCCCAGGGGCGAAGCATGAATACACCAACGGGTGTTTGTCACGGAATCGACAGTTTTCGCTACGCCGAGATGATGATGTTAGGGATTAAAAGTAATTATGGTCAATACGATATTCGTTAATTGTTTATTACTTGTTTATTTGTATCTTCGCAGACGATATGACAAGCCATTACCAACAATTACACTTACAACGACAAGAAATTAAACGCCTTCGCTTATTGTTAGTGCAGATACAAGGCGAAGCCCTAACCAAAATCCAAATGTTAAAGCGTGAAATAATAAACCCACGGGTTGATTTTAACGATGCACCCAACCATTGGAAGGAAGTATTGAGGGCGGTTTGCACAGTATCAGAATTAACACCAGATGAAATACTTTGCCCATCGCGGAAACGGGCATCATTATACGCCCGTCACATGTTCAACTTTATTTGCAGAAAAAGATTAGGGATGCCGTGGGCGGAAATTGGGCGGATCATCCATCGCGACCATTCAACGGCAATCAATTCTGTAAACGAGTTTAGCAACATTTTGTACACCGATAAGGAGGTGCAAAGGCAATACGCCAAAGTGTGTGTGTTGCTCAATGAAGCGTTGGAATAACAAAGCGGGGTTTGGTCGTTTTATAATTAATGATTGAATCAAAAACCATATTAGTACCCACATCG